ACTGCTTGCACAAACTCTTCAAATCCGTCTTTCATCACTTGAACCACTATATCGTTTCCGGAACTCCCCGAATATACAAAAGTGCTTCCTGCGTTACTCTCCGTGCCAGCCAGTTCCGTTCCATAGCTTCCAGCAGGAGAATTATCGTCATCATAGATTCGGACTTCGGCTCCGACAAGGGATACATTTGCGGAGAGAGTCAGGTTTACCGTTGCGTTGACGACCGTTGTCGCGCCTGCCCCGTTCCGGATCGACGGCACATCGCCTCCGCCGGAGATGTTCAAGGTGACGAGGCCACCCGAGTTGTTATAGATCGCAGCGCCCGTGGAGCCTGAAGAAGCGGTTCCATTGGAGCCCGGGGTTCCGAGATAATTGGTAAACTTGTTTCCCGAGAAGGTATAGGTTCCGGGGGTCGTCAGGACGATTGCGTGGCCTGCCGAGTATGTGAATCTGCTATCAGTGATAAGGGTTGGATTTGCGCTCGTGACATAGCCGACCCCTGCCGCTGTATTGGCACTAGCAACGACTATTCCGGTGAGCGTGGCTCCCCCTTGCACCAAACTGTTGCCGTTGATTAGCGTCGTTCCAAGAAGCGTTGTCTTGCTGTTCAAGGAGATGATGTTCGATCCTGACCAGACGCCGCTGTTGTCCGTGAAGCCCCCCGTCGTGGCTCCCAGCCCACTGTCGACCGTCAGCGACCAGCGGGAGTTCCCCGGGACCGCTGCCGCGATGCTGGCGAGGGACCAAGTAACCGTGGTGTTTCCACCGCGCATCCTGATGTCGTAGAAGGTAGCCGAGACGAACTCGTCTTGGAAAACCACAGAGAAGGCGCTGTCCACGAACCACGATGCAACGTCGCCAGACTCGGGGCCTATGTAAGCCCGGCCCTTGGCACCGTAGGACTTCCCGACCCCGGACCACCAGCCGTAGAAGTTCGTGTCCTGATCGTCGACCTTGAAGGAGTCGAACGTGTTCGGGGTGCCAGATGTCCCGGCATCAGCCCGAAGCCCGAAGCCAACCGTGGCCCTGTCTACTTGGAGGTTGTTGAACGAGCCCATGATCGACGTAACTGTGGTGAACCTGAAGCCCATGATCGAGACGTCGTCGAGTTGAGCCGGGTTGCCTCCTACAGTCCATGTCGTCACGCCATCGAAAGCCCGCGCCGGGTTGATGACCCGCGTCGTGAACCCACCCTTGTAGAAGTAGGTCGGCATGTTGTTCCAGTAGCCAAGATGCCCCGCTGCGTTCTTAAAGTAGGTCTGGATTCCGGAGGTTGCATCAATCGGGGTCTTGGTGTTGATCCAACCGATGAAGTGCTTACCTTCGTCCGCTCCACCGACCGCGAAGTTGTAGACACCCGACGCGCCCCCGAGCAGGGCGTTCGACGCCAGAACCTCCGTGGTGTTGGACATCTTGTCGCCGACAGCGCCAGTCCCTTGGACGAAGTCATCGTCGCCCGAGATGTTCGCGCCGCCATTTTCAGCCGTGAAGTTGGTGGCCGCGTCCGCATTGTAGACGACATCGCCGACGAGGGTTATAGTCACGGGTTCAACCTCCCGTATCGGTCAAACATCGTGGCTGAGAAGACGTGGGTGGCGTGGCAAGCCCCGGTCCCTGCTTGGGGTAGGTAGACCCCGTTGACGGGGGCGTTCCACCCGCTGGCTGGGCCAAAGACATACCAGTCGACCAGCGCGTGATCTAGGGAGGAAAGAGGGACGTGAGTCCCGGGGCTCCAAGGGGTCGTGAACTGTGCTACGACCCCATCCAGATTCAGTTCGTCATAATCTTCGACAAAGGCAAAATCCATATTCACGTCGAATGGGGTCAGGACCTGCTCGGTCTTGTTGACCACCCGAACCTTGTCGAAGCCTCCGCCAACTTTGCAGGCGTAGTTCCACGGGTCAAGAGACCTGATGCATCCCGAGAAGACGTCCACTCCTTCGTCTTCGTAGTGGAAAACTAAGCCAACCATGTCTTTCTCCTAAGAGTATGTGAGCGTCAGGTAGTCGACCCACGCTGCGGTAAGGTTCGCATAACCTGAATTGTTGCTGGCGTCTGCATCGGTGTAGTCGAGCGCCGACCGCAACTTCCTGCGGACTAGCCAGTCGGGGCCGGAGCCTTCCCAACCCATGTAAAAATATGTGGCATCCTCGGCCAGAAGATCGGGTATGGGGAGAAATTCATCAGCCCCGGAGAGCCCTGACGGCGCTGCCGGATACCACGTCTGGGGTAGACCTAGTTCGTAGGAGCCTGCGGCATCCGGGAGTGGGAGCCCCGCTGATTCAACCGCCGAGGCTCTGGTGCATATCGCTTTGACGATTATGTCGTCGGGGGGCTGGGTGTATTCCACATAATATGCTTCGCCAAGTTCGACGGATATTTTCATTCCTCGAACGGGAACCATCTGGTATCGCCAGAAAATGATCTCGAAGTTGTCCTCCGAGGTTTCTGCGTAGCTGAGATTGGTCCCAGCCAAGTCTCCGGGCATGGCGAGTTTACGATGCACTCGAACCGAAACAGGATATTCGTTGGCTCCCGATATAACAATAGCAGGGACTTGCATGACGCCATGCACTTCCCTGCGAGCGTTACGCTTTATGGAACGCCAAGGCTCCACCGCTAAACCAGATCGTCGTCGTCTGCGAGTGCTTCAGCTTCTGGCGCTGCTTCAGCTTCTGGCGCTGGTGCAGCTTTCACTGTTTTCTTCGCGGGGGCGGCCTTAACTTCAGCCACTGCGGCGTTGCCACTTTTGGTGGCCGCGCCCAGTGCGACCAGCTTATCGCCGTCCTTCTCTTCCATCATAAACCCAGTTTCGGGTTCGATGTAGGTCAGCGGCTTGGCCTTGGTCATAATGCGGTGGACCGCCGTGTATTTAACTTTTCCCATCAGGAGATTCCTTCTGTGAGTTTAGGGGTTGAGGTGAACCGGGGGAGGAGGGAGTTGGACCTCCCCCGGTTCGCATCGCTGGGCCTTATGGAGCAGCGACGACAGTGGCCTTGAGCGTGGCGTTAGGCGACATCGGCACCATCAGGGGCGCAGACTGTGTCATAACGAACGTGACCGAGGGGTCCTGCTCGTTCCACATCTTCGGGAACATCGAGAGCGGCTGGAACTGCGCGTCGATGTCTTGGATCGCACCGAAGCAGCGAACCCCGTTCATCGCGGGCGAGGTCAGCACGATGTCCTGCGGCGACATGAACTCGGTGACGGTGCCGTCAGCCAACTCGTAGTAGTCCGAGTAGACGTAGACTTCCATCGTGCCGCTGATCTTGCCGACGTATTCGACGTCCAGACCTTCCATCACGCCGAGGTTCAAGTTCATGCCGTTGGCCTGAGACTTGTAGTCCGCATTTAGGAGTTCGCGCAGTTCGGTGTCGGCCCGCATGATGTCCCAGACGTCCGTGCCGACCGTGATACGGTTCGGGACGCCGCCGTGCTTGGAACGGCGCATGGCCTTCTTCCAGTCTTCCAACAGGCTGATGATGGACACGCCTGAGTCGCCCCAATAGTTCGTCGGGGTCAGCGTAACGGTGTGACCCGCATCGCGCTGGAAGTCGACAACTGTCTTAGGGTAGCGCTCGCCTTCGAGCGTGACCGCACCGCCTTGGATCGCTTCCGAGGCCAGCCATTCCCAGCGACGCTCGATGGCGCGACGATGCTGACGAAGGATGTCCGCAACGATTGCCATGTAGCGCATCTGAGGCGACATCGACTGTGAATCGGGTGCCAGTTCGCCGTATCCTGCAACCCGGCGGATGACGCGAGTCGCCGTCACTGGGTCCTTCGGCTTGACGTAGGCTGGCTTGACCCGGTTGACCTGCTCGGCTGCCGAGTAGATCGGCACACCTTGCGCGGTCGGGACGACCAGCGGGGCGATCTTCCGGTTTTCTTGGATACGGCCAAAGTCCACGAACTCGTCTTCAAACTGGACTTCGCTGCCAAACATGGACAGCCAGTAGTTCGATGGGGGTTCCATCATATCACGATCACGGATCACGCCAAGTAGCGTGGACGTGTCGTAGAGTGTTGCTCCGATAGCCATCTTTGAGGTTCCTTTCTAGGTTCTGCCTCTCGCGCTGCGATCTTAGTAGATCGCGTTCGCGTTATGAGCGGGTTTGCTGACGAAGATCGTCGGTGAGACAGAGCCCTCGAAGGCTGCTGCTTTCTTGGAGTCTGTATCGTAGGACACATCCCAGACGAGGGCGTCCATGTTCCAGTGGCCGGAGCGGTAAACCGCAAAGGTCATCGAGTCGCCGTCCGCGATGAAGATCGGCTCGGCGAGGATGTAGTTCGCGGAGCCCGCGTCGCGGGTGACGTTCCAATCGGCCAGCAGGCCAACAGAACTCAGAACCGAATAGAGGCCGAGGTCGAGGTCAGAGCCAGACGCTGTGACTGTGATCTCGGTCGTAGTGGCCGGGCCGTCGCCAAAACGGGGTTCAGCAGGGCCGCCGAAAGTCTCGGTTGCGAAGCTGGCTACGCCCGGTTCGCCCGGGCCGATGGTGGAGTCTACAGCCATGATAATTCTCCTATGACTGGGTTTCGGTTATACGGACGCCCTTAGTGGGTCGCCTGCTTGCGGGGTTTGCCGATGGACATCGACAAGGCGTCAAGCATAGTGGCGCTCGTCGGCTTCTCGTTTTGATCGGCGGTGGGAGTGCCTTCCGGCTGTGCGCCCACGTTCGGGTTGTCGCTTTTTGCCATCGCGGCATTGAAGCCTGTGTTGGTGGCAGCGGGAGCCGGGGCGGGTGCATCAGCGGCAGGCGCAGCAGCGGGCGCTTCGGCGGCTTTCTCTTCCTGTAGACCGCCGAGGAAGCCGATGGCTTCTTCCGAGGACATGGAAGTCTTCAGCGCGGCAGATAGAGCAGCCTTGGGGCGGGCCTTACCTTCGTCGCTGTCGAGGATCGCGTTGATCCGGGTCTTCTCCGCAGTCGCACCTTCGGACGACGCGGTCGAGACCGCTGCATCCATTTGCTCTTGCGTGATCGCGCTCTGGCCGTCCTGAGTGGCAGCCGGAGCGATGGGGGTTTTAGGCGTAGCCATGAACTCACTCTCCTGTGCATCGGCCTCTTCAGAGAAGACAGCCATTTCGTTTTCAAAGGTTCCGACGCGATCAGCAAAGCCGACCTCAAGCGCCTCGGAACTGTCGTATGTCAGAGCCTCGGTTCCCCGAACTGCTGACTCGTCCATTCCACGGTTCGCTGCCACGAGGGCTGTGAACTCGCCGTAGATACGGTCGACTTTGGTCTGGATACGCGCTTTTGCGCCATCCGACAACTTTTCATATTGATTACCCTCGACCTTATGCTTGCCCGCATAGATGAATGTAATCTTCATGCCCATCTCACTCAGCATCTCGGACATCTCAGCATGGGCCACGACGACACCCACGGAGCCGACGCCGCCGGAGCGCGTCATAATGATCTGGGAGCCAACGGTGGCGATGGAGTAACCCGCCGAGTAGGCGTGGTCTGAAGCAAAGGACCGGACGGGCTTCTCGCCGCGCCGAGAGGCCATCATCTCGACCAATTCAAAGTTCCCCGCGACCTCGCCGCCGGGGCTGTCGATCACGAGAGCGATGGCCTTGACCTCGGGGTCCGCCATGCCGCGCTCGTATGCTTTCTCGATGTATGTGTAGCCCGTCGCCCGGCGTCCAAACTGGAAGCTGAAGCGGTGGAGCAGGACGCCTGAGACCGGGATTTGCAGGACGCCGTTAGCGACGTTGTAAGGGCGGAACGCTGCGACCCGTGGGTCGCTGTCGTCCCAGAAGTCGCCGCCTTCCTGCATGGTCGTGCGAGACGCCTCGTAGCACTCCATGAACTCGCCGTCGGTTGCCAGTTCCTGAAGGTAGGCCGAGAACATGGTCTCGGACCCTTGGGCCAACAGGAGTGGCTGATCCGTGATCCCGGAGATCAGACTATTTTGCGTCTTTTTCGTCGGCACTTTTCTCGCCTCCTGTCTCGTCTTCGCGTGGTGATCCGGACGCGGCGTTCACGCTGTTGTCTTCCAACAAAACGATCCCACGGGCCTCCATCTCTTTCTGCTCACGTTCTTTCTGGACGAAAATCTTCCGCCAGTCTTTCCCTAGTTTAGCCAATTCGTCTTCGTGAGTCGACAGCCCGTATTTTATCCGCAGAACGGCAGCCTGTGTCTCCTTCAATTCGTCGATCTGGCCGCGTGACGCACCGATCCAGTCGGCACGGGTCAGGGCGTCAAACGCCATGTTCTGGTGGCCGTTGGTGTATAGCACCTCGGACTCTGATGCCCGGAAGGTTTCGAGACGGTCGTTGTTGATCGCCTCTTCAATCCACAAGCGGTAGACGGTGTTCGCCAGCCCGTCCGCGACGATCTTCTTGCGCGACTGCATGAACCGCCACGTCTGCATCATCGCAGCCCGGGCGGAACTGTAGTTCGTATTGGAAAAGTCCCTGCTCAGTTCTTCGTAGCTGACGTTCAGGGACGCTGCGATATATCGCAGCAAGGACTGCTCGAAGCCCTGACCGACCCCGCCGGGAGTTCCCGCAGGGTGCATGTTCAGCTTCGTGCCCGGGAACAGGTGGGGCACCTTGACGCCGTCGATACGCATGTTCTTGGAACTGCCGACGTAGTCATTGATCGCGCCGAGGTAAGCCGAGGCGTAGTCTGTGACAGAGTCGCCGATGTTGCCGCCGCCCATCTGCTGGTAGACGACCTCGCTCGGAAGTTCGCTCTCGATGCTGGCGGCGTAAGTAGCGTTGACCACCGCGTTCTGTAGGGTCACGTCCCGGAACTTCCGGGTGATCGCGATCTCCCGGAGACCTGCGACGATGTCAGCCACGGCACGGGTCTGGTCGACACGTTGTTGCTCGCGGATGTGGATGACTTGCTTGCGGCCCCACGGCTTCCAGTAGCCAACGGCTTTGAAGTCGTTTAGTGGGACGCGCATGTTCATGCCGAAGTCCGCCGGGTGGCGGGTCCGGATGAAGGCTGTGACGGGCGCACCATAAGCGTCGTGCTTGATGCCGCCCTTGACTGTTGGGTCGTTGGCGTATTCCCACGGGGTCTGAAGGCGGTCAGTGTCGACCATCTGGATCGCGGTCGCATACTCCCGGCGGTTCCGACTCAGCCACTCGGCTGTCGCCAGAACCTCACCGCCGAAGGTGTAGACACCCACGGCCAGTCGGATCATATCGGTCAGGTCGTTCTGCCGCGAGGCGTCGACCCACTTGTGCGGGCTGTCGGCCCACGTCTGGAATTTGGCTTCGACTTCCTTCTGGAAAGCCTCCGCACGGTCCTCAGACCAGCCTAGTATCTCGATCTGAGGCTTGGCGTTCAGCATATACATGTGACCCACGATGGAGTCTTTGTGGAGCGTCCCGCCGCCTGCGATGTAAGCATCGTTCCGTGCGACGTCCCGGGCGCGGGCGTCGAGCGTCCGCTTCTCGGGGATCATGTCTCTGTCGGCTGATTGGAGGGGTGGCGACCATGTCGAGAGGTTCTTCTCGAAGACCGCAGCCCCGTCATAGGCCCCAGTGAAGGCCATCTCCCGATACTGAGGGCCGATCAACTCGGCGATGGAGTCGGAGAGGTCCATCTGCTCGGGCGTTACGATTCGGGGCATTTGGGTCATATCACACCATCCACGGACGCATGGGGCCGCAGACAGTTCTCTTGCCCAAGGCCAGTTTCAACTCGGCGATATAAGCCCGAAGTTTATCTGCGTTTCCTGCGGTAAATTCGACACGTTCACCGTTACTGTCGACGATAACGCGGGCGTGGCCCCCGATCAACAGCTTGTGTAAAGCCGCCTCTGCCTCCGCCAAGCGGGCGGTGTAGGCTATAGTTTCTTCTGGTGTCAGGGTCGTCGTTGCCATGCGGGCCTCACGCTAGGTTCTGGGCAAGGTCGGATAGTGACCTCTTCTTGTCATCGCCTTCAAATGGTTTATCGGCGATTTTGGGATCAAATACAAGGTCGTTCATATCCCACTGCTCCGCCCAGCCCGGGGGGTCTCCAAAATCAAGATGCTCCAATCCGATGTCATGTGTCAATGTTCCTGCAATACAATAGACCAAAAGGTCCCAGCTTTCGTTCCTGAAGTTGTTCGGGTTCGTCCAGATATTCTTCACTTTGTCTTTGATCTCGACGGTCAATTCGATGAAGAAGTTGTCGTCAAGCCAGTTTGGGAACTCGATCTGCCCGCCGGGGTCCGTGCGGTTCAGCATGTTGTCGAGCATGTCTTTGATCGAGTTAGTGTTGATGAACAGCACGGGAATTTCGCCCCGGGCCCCTGCGTTCCGGTCTTTCCGTTGACTGTCGGGGAAGCTGAGTTTGACCCGGGGGTGTTCCTTTGTCGATGCACCCTTGATAAGCGTGAACCGCCCGGCGAGGCCCGGGGTCCACTCGTATGTTCCCTCTTCAGTCTCGTCGCCGTCCTGCTTGTCCTCGTCGCTGTCACCCCAGCGGAGCCAGCGGTAGAAGTTGTATGCGTTGGCGGTCACGCCTGCTTTACCACCAGAGTCGCAGTAGGTGTTCTTGATCGCCATCTTCCGGCCCGACCCGTCGCCTAGTTCGTAGGTCTTCAGTATGACCTCGTCGACCAGCAGCTTCCAGTCCTCGGCATAAGCCCCGGGGTTCACCCATGACCACCCGCCCGCGACCTTGTCTTCGCGCCGTGACTTCTGAATGTCGAAACGGTCGATCACCACGATGTCGCGGGTCCGCGTGATCCCGTGGACCTGCACCACGAAGCGGTGCTTCTGGATGTCAACTGTGGCGACCATAAAGCGGACGTTGGTCGGGACGACCTTGTGACCGCGCTCCTTGGATCGAGCCTTTAGTGCTTCAGGCACCCGGTCGGAAGATAGGTTCTTGGGGATGTAGGCTTCGCCCTGATCGGTGTTGACCGTGGCTTTCAGTGACTCCTCGTTCATCGTCCGGTCATATTCCCGCGAGGCCGACAGATAGTTGAACACCAGTGTTTTCCAGTCGGAGAACGCAGCAGCCACACCCTTCAACCAGAAGCTGGCGATGGACGACCGAGGCGGCGACCCTGTGATGTTCCCCTCCTTGTCAATCTGGCAGAAGTCGGGAACCCACTTGCCTGTATGGTTCAGTATGTGTTTTCCCGGGCGGCCCTTGTGAGGATCGTGGTGATATTGCCCGGCGCAGTGCGGACACTCCAGATAGCAACTCTCCGCCGACTCCATGATGTCGTCGCTCTCGTCCCAGCGTAGTAGATCGAAAGAGGGCTCGAACCACTCGCGACAGTCGATGCACTGCCAATACCAGCGACGCCTGTCGCCCTGATTGTAAAGACCAAGGATGCCTTGGGTTGGTGGGGCCTCGTGCTTGGAGCCGCGCACCCATTTCGGGTTGTCGACCGTAAAGCCGGGGCTACTCTCCGCCGCGCACATGCCGTTCGAGCGGAACGTGGTCGCCCGCTTCCGAGACAGGAAGAAAGGCGAACCCTCTCCGTCGACGTCTTGCTGCATCCGGTCGTAGTCCGTCAGCCACAGTCGCGGAATCGGCTTACCTGAGAGTTCGTTGATCGTCGGCCACGAGAGCGACAGAAGCATCCCGGATCGGTAGGTTTTGTCGTAGGTGTTGTCGGCCTGCTTGGTGTTCATCAGGCGCTCCCCGATCTTTGGGCTATGCCTGTGAAGGCGGTCGATCCGGCGCATCGAGAAGTCCCGGGCCGTGGTCTGGCTGGTCTGAACCAGCATCATATCCGCCGGATCGCAAATGGCTGAATACCCAATCCAGTTGGGGAACATGTCGGTCTTGCCACACTGGGCCGGGCCGACGAACACCATCCCGGTGAACTTCCAACTGGTGAGGGTGTTCATCGGGTCGACGAGATACGGCGTAGTCGCGTTCCTCCACGGGCCGACATAGGCACCGGGGTTGTTGATGTAGCGATATTCTTCGGCTGCCTCGGCTACCGTCATCCGCTTAGCTGGGCGGACCGCTTCGGCGGCGTCCGCGATCATAGCCTCCAAGGAACTGAACGTCATACTCATATCAGGCCCCCAAACTCGTCATCGTCATCGTCGTCACCAGCGTCTTCGACCTCGTCCGCCAGCAGAGGTATCCGCATGTTCTCGGGAATCTCTTCCATTTGTGAACCTGTCCGGTTCTCCTTGGCTCTTTGCACCATAGAGTCGAACAGTTCCTGCTGCATCCCGTCGATCATGCCCTGCATCAGTTCTCTCTGCTCGTCCGTCAGCCCGGTCTGGCGCTCGATTGTCTCCGGCCAGAGTTGCATCGTGAACTTCAAAGTCTGGAACGTCCCGGACAGCACTTCCCAGACCTTCTCGGTCCGCCAAAGGTCTCCTGCGTTCTCTTCGTATTTCTGCTTCTTCAGCAGGGCGTCCCAGTAGGCTGTGGATATAGCTGGGGGTAAGTCTTCGCGCTTCAGCCGTCCGATCAGGGTCTTAACATCCAGATCGGTCTCGACGAGGAACTTGCAGGCCGTCGCCAGATCGTAAAGGTGCTGGACCTGCGTGGCCCCCCGGCGTCGGCTTTCGAGGATGGGGCAGTTGACCAACTTCCGCTTAACGGCGGCATTGTCAATCCGGAAGACTTGCGCCAAAAAACTGACCGTCACACCCTGAAGCGCACTGTCCGCTAGGCCGTTCATCGACAGGGGTGATGTCGCCTCGCGCTGGGCGGTGATGTGTGCTGCCAGTCGGTC